AGACTTTCCATTATTTTAACAAAGGGTGGAGGGAAAGAAGTCAGCTCAGTCATTATCCAATAAAATGTGATTTTGATGCTCATTTCAGAGGATATGAATTATACGCTGATGTGGAGAAGAAAACGACAGATGAAAAGTTATTTTCATCCAGGCATTTGAGTAACTTCATTGCCCTCGTAAAATTTGACTTAATTAAAAATCCTACTAATCATGAAAGGAATTAAGAAAACCCTATTTACTCTGAACATAGGTAATTATGCTCCAGAGATCACTGCCATTACTTATCCACTGCTCAAATATTGGGCAAATAAGATAGGGGCAGACTTTCACACAATTACGGAACGTAAATTCCCTGATTGGCCAGTAACATATGAAAAACTACAAATCTATGAACTTGCTCAACAGATGGGCAATGATTGGAACATTTATGTTGACTCGGATGCAGTAATTCATCCTGAGACATTGGATTGGACTTTATATTTGCCAAAAGATACTGTTTCACATAACGGAAGAGATTTTGCTAATATTCGTTGGAGGTATAATGATTATATGCGTAGGGATGGCAGACATTGGGGAAGTTGTAATTGGTTTACCATAGCCAGTGATTGGTGTGTTGATTTATGGCGTCCATTGGATGTGTCATTTGAGGAAGCCGTGGAGAATATCTTTCCTACTCGTCAGGAAAGGAATGCTGTTACAGAAAGAGATCACTTGATTGACGATTATTCTCTTTCTAATAATATTGCTCGTTTTGGTCTGAAGGCTAAAACGATAATGGATGTGCAAAAAGACTTAGGATTTGCTGATAGTTCTTTTCATTATCATTTATATAATATAACTGAGAAAGAAAAGTTGGAAGGATATTTAGATGTGGTTTCAGGAAAGCAAATAGATGGTATAATAAAGTTAGTGAATGAAGTTTGGACTATTCCAGAATATGTAAAGAATTACGGAAAGTAAATCATGGGAAGTATAACCTATAATAGTACAGCGAATACATCTTGGCTTTCTCCAGTATCGGGAACCGTTACGGTTGAGGTATGGGGAGGTGGTGGTAGTGCTGGGCATTATGGGAAGACTACATCACCTCATGGAGCAGGAGGTGGTGGGGGAGGAGCTTATGTTAGAGCAAATGTTACGGTTACATTAGGGACAACTTATACCATAGCTGTTGGTGGTGGGGGGGCGAATGCCGCAAACAATGCCAACGGAGCAAACGGAGTAAACTCACAGTTCAATAATAACGAGATTAGGGCTCACTTTGGAGGGAGAGGGTTAAATACTGGTGGAGCAGGTGAAGCAGGGGTATTGGCATCTTGTGTTGTTCCTGGAGGAGGTCAAGAATATAACGGAGGTAACGGAGCAGCCAACTCAACTACAACAGGTGGAGGTGGAGGTGCCGGTGGTGGAAATTCTGCAAAAGGAGCAAACGCATCAGGTGCAACAGGTGGAGCGGCTGCCAATGGTGGTGGTGGTGGTGGAACTGGTGGAGCATCAAACACGGCAGGAACCCTTGGATCTATTCCAGGTGGTGGTGGTGGAGCAGCAGGAGGTAACTTAGGAACTACCTTCAAGAGATCAGAAAACGGTAGTAACGGGCAGGTTACGATTACTTGGCTGGGATTAAGTTCTAATGCCTTAGTAGCTTATGCCACATTGGTTGGAACAATGTTAGGGAAGGCTTCCCGACAGATTGCAGGTCAGACTAATGGAGTAGCTTCTAATATTCCAGCACTTAAAGGTAAAGGAAAGTTAGCAGGGCAGACCAATGGAGTTGCTACTAATAATATTGTAGGAACTCTTCATTGTTATATGATAGGTCAAACCAAAGGAGTAGCTTCTAATAGTCCGAAAGCAAGATGTTATCCACCTCCACCAGGAATAGGTACGGTTACCCCTGCTACTTATCTTAACTCAGATGGTAGTGTTGAATTAACAGGTTTATTAACAGTTGCCACATATGTATTGTATTGGAGTTCTGATGGAGGAGCTCACTGGTATAATTCTACTATAAGTGATTATTTACCTACTTATACGAAAACAGGACTTCCTGCGGGAGATTATATATTTGCTTATGAGTTTAGTGATACTGGGTATACTGTCTCTCCCTCATCAAATTCTGCTGGAATCCATAATGGTATTAAGGGACAAACCAATGGAGTAAGTAATTTATCTGGTTCTATAAGTGGTCTTATGGCGACCATCACTCTTACTACAAATGGAGAAGCTAGTCTTAATGGAACTCTTAAAGGTAAAGGAAAATTACTAGGACAGACAAATGGTATTTGTAGTGTAGGCATTATAATATTAGCAGAAGGTCAGTTAATAGGTCAGACAAATGGTATTGCTTCTAATAATGGAGTTTTAAAAGCTAAAGGTAAGTTAGTAGGACAAACCAACGGTATAACTTCTGATAATGGAGTATTAGTAGGGAAGTGTCTTTTATCTGGACAAACTAATGGTATATCTTCCGATAATGGTATTCTAAAGGCAAAAGGTAAACTATATGGTCAGATAAATGGTATAGCTTCTAATAATGGAGTTTTAAAAGCCAAAGGTAGTTTAGCAGGTCAAATCAATGGTACAAGTGAAGGAGTTACTGGAACTATACAAGGTATTGAAGCTATTGTCTATCGTTTGCAGACAAATGGTGTAGCTACGGCAAGTGGTACTCTACGAGCCAAAGGTGAGTTGAAAGGACAGACAAATGGTGTTTGCAGTGTAGGTATTATAATATTAGCAGAAGGGCAGTTGATTGGATCAACTACTGGTATTGCTTCTGATAATGGGGTCTTAAAAGCAAAAGGTAAACTGTATGGTCAGATAAACGGAGTAGCGACCAATAACCTCACCATAAAGGCAAAAGGTAAACTATATGGCTCTGGAACTGGTATATCTACAAATAATGCAGTTCTGTGGTATCAGATTATAACCATTGATATTGCAGGGCAGATAAATGGTATAGCATCCAATAATGGTATAATAAAAGGTAAAGGGAAGTTAATAGGGGCAATCACCGCTCCATCTACCGTGTCAGGTACGTTAAAAGGAACAGGACGCCTAAATTCTATTTCTAACGGTATTGCCTCTACTTCTGCCCTCTTGTATGGTCACGGTATATTATATGGAGCAATAAACGGTATAGCTACCAATAACGCCTTACTACATGGTCATGGAGCATTTGTAGGGCAGACAAACGGTATAGCCTCTTGTACGGCTATGCCAATCCTTCTTACTGCAAAAGGTACGGTAAACGGTATAGCTACTAATAATGCAATACTTCTTGCTAAAGGTAAACTATATGGTCAAATAAATGGAATAGCTACTAATAATACTATAATAAAAGGAAAGGCTCCAATAGTTGGTCAGGTGAACGGTGTATCTTCTGATAATGGAATATTAAAAGGTGAAGGTAAGTTAATTGCTCAAAGTAATGGAATAGCTTCTGATAATGGAGTTTTTAAAGGTAAAGGGGTATTGTTAGGTCTTACTCAGGCTTATTCTACAGTTGGAGGAGTGCTTGGTGGTATAGGTGATCTCAATGGAGAGATAGTTGTAAGTGCTACCATATCAGGTATTATGACTGGTATGGGGAAATTGCTTGGTATTGTTGAAGGAATAGCTGATGTTCAAGCTATAGGACAGGCCAGAGCTCAAGGGGCACTTTGGGGATCAATAAATGGGGAAGCTATTACTCTCGGTAATTTGTTTGGTAGAGGCGAATTAAAAGGTATTATTCAGGGAATATCAGAAGTAACAGGTATAGGATTAGTTCGCTTACGATATGAAGAAATAAGGGGGAATAGTTATATTATTTTGACTCTACAAGATAATTCAACTATTACTTTACAAATTGATAAGGATAGTATTATTACAAAAGAACTTGCTAAAAACAGTATAATAATATGAGTAAGATATTTGTAGATCAGACTTGCCTCAGGATTATATTAACTACTAATGTAGCTATATCTAATCCAAGGATTGTAGAGATCCATTATCGGAAACCTGATGGCATTATAGGGCAATTGCCGGCTACGGTAGATGATGAGGTTACTGGAGTCATCTATCATGATCTGGATTCTGATGATACTTTGTTAGACCAAAGGGGTGGATGGAAATTTTGGTCTTATGTGGTATTTAGTGATGGTAGAATGGCCAGAGGTGAAACAGTTGGAGTAACAATATGGAGTGAAGATGAGTAATAATCTAAATATTTACAATTATGGAAACGAAAAGAATTAAAGAAACTCATGTTATACTAATAAATAGTAGAACTCAGTATATAATACTTGCTGTTTTATTTGTATTATTTTGGCTTATGATTGCTTATGTAAATTTTAGGCCAGAGTTTCGTAAAGTCAAAAGTGCCCCTACACAGATAGCGGTATTGAGAAATGATATGCATACTGGTTTTGAACGAATATTTACATGGCAAAATAGACAGGATAGTATAAATGAAATAACCAGAATTAATATGCAACATCTCCCTACTGTCTTTCCTGTTGCTTCCGCCAGTCTATCTAATGCCTCAAGTAAATATGGAGTTAGGATTAATCCAATTACAAAGGATACCACATGGCATAGGGGAATAGATATAACTTCTAAAAAAGGAACGCCAGTATTTGCTTCGGCCGCAGGTAAAGTAGTAAAGGCTAAAAAAGAAGGGCAGTATGGTAATTTAGTTGAAATAGACTCAGGTAATGGAATTACTACTAAATTTGGACATTTGCATAGTATTTTAGTTTCTGTAAATCAAATAGTAGAACAAGGAGAGGTAATAGGAACGGTTGGTAATACAGGAAATTCAACTGGTAGTCATTTGCATTATGAGATTTTGAATAAGAATAAGAATATGAATCCTTATATATTTTATTAATGAATAAAAATAAAGATTTATATCAGAATATATTAGGAACTTCCATAGGAGTGATTTTGGCGGTTATGCTTTATTTACTTTTTACTATTACCATTCCTGCGGATAATATGAATATACTTCTTTTAATAATTGGAGCCCTTATAAGTTCTTTTACCACAGTGGTTCAGTATTATTTTGGATCAAGTAAAGGTTCAGCTGATAAGGATAAAATTTTAAGAAATAAGGAGGAGTAAAGACATGGAAAGAACGAAGCATAATGGAAATGATCTTGTTGAAAAGGTTATACCTAAGAATGGGTTACAACTCAAAGTGTTTAGTGAGTTGGTTAACAGGATGATGCTTGCCAGTAAATTGGGAGTACAGTATGAAGGTAGTAGAAATTTATACCAAGCTCTTGGATATAAGACTGTCTTAACTTTCGATGATTATTATGTTAGGTACACAAGACAGGATATGGCCAAGGCTATAATAGATCGTCCTGTAAAGGCTACATGGTCGGGACCGCTTGAGCTTATTGAATCGGATGTAGCAGAAGATACAGAACTGGAAGAAGCCTGGGAATCCTTAAATCGCCAATTTGGTTTAAAGACAATTCTATCTAGAGTTGATCGTTTAACGGGTATTGGTAGGTATGGTGTATTGTTACTTGGTTTGGATGATGTAAGTAATCAAGCAGGGTTTGAACAACCTGTAAAAACAGGTACAAGGAAATTAGTTTATCTTAAACCATTTGGAGAGAAAACGGCTAAGATAGAGTCTTATGAAGAGAACCCAAAGAATGAAAGGTATGGACAACCCTTAATTTATAACATTCAAGTGGCTGATGTGGCCTCACAAAAAAGTCAAATTGTACGAGTACATTATTCAAGGATTTTACACATAACGGATGACAACCTAGAATCCGAGGTTTATGGTACTCCACGTCTAGAAGCGGTGTTTAATCGTATGATGGACTTGGAAAAGATAATAGGAGGAGATGCTGAGATGTTTTGGCGTGGAGCCCGTCCAGGGTATCATGGTAAATTAGATGAGGAGTTTTCAGCAACGAAGGAGTTTGAAGATAAGTTAAAGACACAGTTGGATGAATATGAGCACGATTTACGAAGGGTACTGATGCTTGAAGGTGTGGACATGAAAGCTCTGGATCAACAGATAGCAGATCCTTCCAATCACGTTGATGTTGTTATACAAATGGTTTCTGCTGTAACGGGTATTCCCAAACGAGTTCTTACAGGTAGTGAACGTGGGGAGTTAGCAAGTACACAGGATACCTCAGAGTGGTTGTCCTACGTACAAGCACGCAGAGAGGACCATGCGGAACCACGTATTGTACGTCCTACGGTAGACCGTTTCATTGAATTAGGCATACTGCCTGCCCCACAGGAGGAAGATTACCAAGTACTATGGCAGGATCTGTTTTCAATTAGTGAGAAAGCAAAAGTTGAGATTGGTAAAGGACGTGCTAATGCATTACGGGAATACACGTATAATCCAATAGCTGAGATGATTATACCACCGGATGCCTTCCTTGAGAAGTTCTTAGGTTTTACAACTGATGAGATTACCTTAATTAAGAAAATGAGGGATGAACAGATCGGTGAAGAAATAATGGATACTATAAAAGAAAGTGTGGAAGCGGCAAACAAACCCCCTACACCAGCAGCACAACCAGGTACGACAAAACCAAAGGCTAAGAAAACTCCGTAATGGCAGAACTTTTAACATATAGACAAGCTGTACGATATGATCCTACGAATACAACGACATTGAGAAATGCCTTTGCTCGGGATATGAAACGCCGATTTAATGAATTGGCTAAGGTAGTACATACGGCTGTCTATACTCAAAATTGTCTTGGGTTAGGTATAACAACTCATCAAATGATGCCTCCAGGGCAAGGTGCATTTGCCTTCCTGCGAGATCCTTTAAAAATAGAGGCGTTTATGCGATGGTTACAGGAACAAGAACGTCGTGGTATTATTTCTACGGTGGAAATGTATCAGATTGGTAGTGCTATAAATGAGGCGTGGACAAACCGTTACATATATGATTCATATAAAAGAGGTGTTTTACGAGCTCGGCAAGAGTTAAAAAAGGCTGGGTACAACGTACCTCCTCTTGAAGAGTTCTTTGGTATAGCAGCCACCTTAAGTGCTCCAATACATTTAGATCGTATTGGTGTATTATTTACAAGAGTATTTTCTGGGTTGGAGGGTATTACGGCACAAATGGATACTCAGATTAGTCAAATACTTGCACAAGGTATTATAGATGGAGATGGGCCTGCCTTACTTGCCCGTAAACTTGTAGCGGCCATTGATGGGACGGGTATGGGCTCCTTAGGGATAACAGACACCTTGGGAAGATTCATCCCCGCAGAACGACGGGCAATGATGTTAGCCAGGACGGAGATAATAAGAGCCTTTCATTTAGGGACAATACAAGAATACAGGAATTGGGCCGTTGAGGGCGTTATCGTATTAGGAGAATGGAAGACGGCCGGGGATGATCGTGTCTGTCCCAAGTGTGCTGCATTAGAGGGTAAAATATTTACATTAGATGAAATAGAACCAATGATTCCATTTCACCCAGATTGTAGATGTATTGCTTTACCATATATTGAAGACATTGTTAAGTATTATAAAAAGTAGGAGGATTACTTATGAGAGAAGTTTATTCCATTTATAAAACAAAACAACCTGCTTATACTGCTGAAACAAGACAGTATGAGGGTGTGAACCACTTGATAGTTCCAGTGGTTATGATGGTAGAAGGTGTACACAATGGTAGTCATGGACCTATGTTTCATTCTATAGCGGAATTGGGCAGATTCCCAGCAGCATGGGATGGGCGTCCAGTTGTAATAGATCATCCAGAAGTTGATGGACAGAATGTATCTGCTAATCAACCGGAGATCATAGAACAACGTAAGATAGGAACTGTATTTAATACTCATGTGGTTGAACAGAAGTTAATGGCTGAACTCTGGTTAAATGAAGAAAAGCTAAGACAGTTATCAGCTGAAGTACTTGCAGCCATACAAAGAGGAGAAACTTTGGAAGTGAGTTTAGGAATGTTTAATGATGAAGAATTAACACCGGGAACATGGAACGGTGAGACATACGAATCAATAGCTAGAAATGATAGACCGGACCACTTGG